AGAGGAGCTCGACGCGCTGGTAGGTAAACGACTTGCACGGGAACGTCGCAAGTGGGAACGAGAGCAAGCGTTGAAAGCGCCTGAGCCGATGGCCCAGACGCCTGCCGCGCTGCCTGACCGGGACATTGACCCCGACGCTTATACGGAAGCCCTCGCGGCCCGTAAGGCGGAGGAATTGCTGGCCCAGCGTGAGGCGGATCGGCAGCAGCGCGAGCTGTTGACGGCCTATAAGGAACGTGAGGAAGCGGCCTTTGAGAAGTACGACGACTTTGAGCAAGTCGTGTACAACAGGGCGTTGCCAATCACGAACGTGATGGCCGAGACGATTCAGGCTTCGGATGTTGGCCCCGACGTAGCGTACTACTTGGGCTCTAACCCCCGCGAGGCTGAACGTATTTCCCGTTTGTCGCCATACCTGCAAGCCAAGGAGATTGGTAAGATTGAGGTCAAGTTGACCGACAATCCGCCGGTCAAAAAGACAACTAATGCGCCCCCGCCGATTAAGCCTGTGACGGCTAAAACCGTCGGCGCACCGGCCCGAGACACGACTGACCCCCGCTCCGTCAAGGACATGAGCACGTCAGAGTGGATTGAAGCCGAGCGTCTGCGACAGATTAAACAGTGGGAAGCCCGACGTAACCGCTAACTTCTTTTTTGGAGATTTACTGTGTCTAATACGCTGCTTACTATTGACATGATCACCCGGAAGGCTCTCGAAATCCTTGAGAACAACCTGGTGATCACCCGCAACGTGAACCGTCAGTACGACGACAGCTTCGCTGTCGAAGGTGCCAAGATTGGTTCGACCCTCCGCATCCGTCTGCCGGATCGCGCCCTTGTGACCGACGGCGCCGCGCTTCAGGTGCAGGACGACAACGAGCAGTTCACCACGCTCACCGTCGCCTCGCAGAAGCACATTGGCGTCAACTTTACCAGCGCCGAAATGGCCCTCCAGTTGGACGACTTCGCCGAGCGCGTGCTCAAGCCGCGTATCAGCCAGTTGGCGTCCAGCATCGACGCCGATGTGGCCAACAGCTTCAAGAAAATCTACCAGTCGGTCGGTACGCCTGGCGTCACCCCCGGCACCTCGCTGGTTCTCTTGCAGGCCCAGCAGAAGCTGAACGAAGCCGCCGCCGGCATGGCCCCGCGCTACGCAACCGTTAACCCGGCTGCCAACGCTGGCCTCGTTGAAGGCATGAAGGGCTTGTTCAACCCGGTGGACTCCATCAGCCGTCAGTTCAAGAACGGCATGATGGGCGAAGGCATCCTCGGCTACGACGAGATCAACATGTCTCAGTCGATCAAGCAGCACACCAACGGCTCGGCCTCGCGCGCGGACACCCCGATCGTGAAGACGACGCTCGTCAACGGTGCGACCAAGCTGACGCTCGACAACGTGACCGACGGCCTCACCCTCGTTCCGGGCGACGTGTTCACGATCGCTGGCGTGTATGCGGTTAACCCGCAGACCCGCGAGTCGACCGGCGCGTTGCAGCAGTTCGTTGTGCAGAACACCGTCACCTCGGCCTCTACGGAGTTCGTGGATGTGGAGTTCCTGCCGGCGGTCTACGGCCCGACGCACGCCCTCGCCACGGTCAGCAAGCTGCCGACCGCCAGCGATGTCGTGACCTACGTGGGTGCCGCTAGCGGCCAGTACGCTCAGAACTTGGTGTACCACAAGGACGCGATCACGTTTGCCACCGCCGACCTCCTGCTCCCGCAGGGCGTTGACATGGCGTCGCGTCAGGTCCACAACGGCATCTCCATGCGCGTTGTCCGTCAGTACGACATCAACAACGACCGTATGCCCTGCCGTATCGACGTGCTGTATGGCTACTCGGTGATCCGTCCGCAGATGGCCTGCCGCATCTGGGGCTAATTCTTAACCTTATTCACGGAGTAACTAAAAATGGCAATTCCTAACGGTACTAGTGGCTACCAGGTTGGTGCTGGTAATGTCGGCGAACCGCTGATCTTCCCGCAGGGCGCCCCCACGGCGCTCACGGCGGGTGCGACTGCAACGCCGGCTGAGCTGGCGAACGGTCTTTTCACCTTCAACGGCACGGCGGGCAACCTTGTCCTTCCGACCGTTGCTCTTTGGGAGGCGGCCTACTCGTCCGCTGAGAAGGTGGACGCGGCGTTCGACTTCTTTGTCATCAACATCGACGCGGCCGGTTCGGATGCGATTACGGTGGCGGTTGGCACGGGCTGGACGCTTGTGGGCGCGGGCGCGGTTTCGGCGGGTACGTCGGGCCACTTCCGTTGCCGCAAGACCGGCGACAATGCCTGGACTGTCTACCGCATTTCGTAATGGCAAACGCCCCCTACGGGTGATACCGTAGGGGGCACTGCTCATAGGAGTATTTTGTATGCCTAATACTAAGGCGGTTGGCGTTGCGTTTTCGGACCCCGAGCTGGACGGCGCAGTAATTGGGTCGGCAGGCGGTACGGTCGGATTCTTCGGCACGACGCCGGTTTCCGAAGGTGCGGCTCTTACGGCCCAGCTTACGACGATTACGTCCACGGCTCCGTCTCCGGCCGACTTTGCGATTCAGGATTTGACTCAGACGACCCCGTTTGGCTTTGTTACTAAAAACGAAGGCAACACGGTGCTGTCGGTGATTGCAAATCTCCAGACTCGCGTTGCTCAGTTGGAGTCGCGGTTTCAGGCTTACGGGCTTCTGCCGTAACTATGAACATATATCTTCGCCATCCCGTGCATGGGCTAAAGATAGCCATTTCCGATTTGGAAGCGGCTATGGACTACGAGCACGGGTGGGAAGAATATGACCCATTGGAACCGGCGGCGCAGGAGGAAGACCCTGCTGCGTCGCCGGAACCTATGCCGGTCGTTAACGAGCTAAAGGCGCGTCGAAAGCGGAAGGAGTAAGCCATGGCGACAGCGGGCGATCAAATCAACGGGGCGCTGCGTCTGCTGGGCATCTTGGCTGAGGGCGAAACGCCGTCGGCTTCGATGGCACAGGACGCACTTTCGGCGTTCGATCAGATGGTGGATAGCTGGAACACTGAGCGCCTCGCCGTGTTCTGCACCCAAGACCAGACTTACATGTGGCCTGCCGGCGAGCGTATTCAGACGCTTGGTCCAACGGGCGACTTTGTTTATGTACTCGGCACACAGTCTGAGGTGCCGATTATTACGCAAGACGACGACTATCTGTCCTTGGAAGACGGCAACCCCGTTCCGGCACAGCAGCGTCCAATTTTGCTTGATGACTCGACTTTTTTCCGCGACCCGTCTACGAACGTGTCGTACGGCATCAAGTTCATCAACCAGCTGCAGTACAACAACATTGCAGTCAAGACCGTGCAGAGCACCTATCCGCAGGTGATGTTCGTCAACAATACGTTTCCGAACATCTCCATGTCGGTCTATCCGGTGCCAAATCGGGTGCTGGAGTTTCATTTTATTTCGGTGCAGCGGCTGTTGGACCCCGCGTCTCTCAGCACCGAAATCCTCATGCCGCCTGGGTACCTTCGGGCGTTTCGGTATAACTTGGCGTTGGAGCTGGCACCGGAGTTTGGCGTTGAGCCGGCACCGGACGTGCGCCGCGTTGCGATGTACAGCAAGCGTAACCTCAAGCGCATCAACAACCCCAACAACGTTATGGCGATGCCGTACAGCATCATCGCCCGTCGCAATCGGTACAACATCTACGCCGGTAACTTTTAATGAAAACGCCGATCCTGGGCTCGTCTTACGTTGCGCGCAGCGTAAACGCCGCCGATGCTCGGATGGTGAACCTCTACCCCGAGGTCATCCCCGAGGCCGGCAAAGAGCCTGCGTATCTTCAGCGTTGCCCCGGCTTGCGGCAGTACATGGACGTGGGTTCCGGCCCCATCCGTGCGCTGTATCCTTTGGGCGACAATCTGTACGTCGCCTCGGGGAGCGAGTTCTACAAGGTTGACGCAGGGCTTAACGCTACCAAGCTCGGCGACATCGCCGGCACTGGTCCGGTGTCGATGGCTGACAACGGTATTCAAATCTTTGTAGCGTGTAACCCTGATGGGTACATCTACAACAGCAATACCAACGTCTTCCAAAAGATCACCGACCCTGACTTCCCTGGCGCGGTAACGGTCGGCTACCTAGACGGCTATTTCGTCTTCAACGAACCGAACAGCCAGCGCATCTGGGTGACGGCGCTGCTCGATGGCCTCTCCATCGACCCGCTTGACTTTGCGAGCGCCGAGGGCTCACCGGACGGCTTGGTGTCGATCATTATCGACCACCGCGAGGCGTGGCTATTTGGCACGAACTCGGTTGAGGTCTGGTACAATTCTGGCAACCCCGACTTCCCGCTGGAGCGCATCCAAGGCGCCTACAACGAGATCGGCTGCCTAGCCCCTTACTCGGTCGCCAAGCTCGACAACAGCGTGTTTTGGCTCGGCTCAGACGCGCGCGGTCAGGGTGTCGTTTATCGCGCTCAAGGCTACCAAGGCGTGCGCGTCTCGACCCATGCGGTCGAGTTCGCCATCCAAGGCTACGCCGACATGTCCGATGCGCTGGCATACACGTACCAGCAGGACGGCCATGCGTTCTACGTCCTTATCTTCCCGAGCGCGGAGACGACGTGGGTGTACGATGCCGCGACGGGCGCGTGGCATGAGCGTGCGGGGTTTGCCAAAGGCAAGTTCAGGCGGCATCGCTCCAACTGCCATGCCCGCTTCAAGGGTCAGCCGGTTGTCGGCGACTTCCAGAACGGCAATCTCTACCAGTTTGATCTGCGGTACTTCCGCGACGACGAGCAGGAGCAGCGTTGGATGCGCCGCTGGCGCGCCTTGCCGACCGGCGCCAATAACTTGACGCGCACCATCCACCATCAGTTGCAGCTAGACTGCCAGACTGGTGTGGGCGGTCTGTACGACGACCCGTCGTTCCTTGCGCAGCAAGCGCCAGGTTTGGTGTTGCAGCAAAACAACAGCAGTATCATTGTTGAGGGCGAGCCGAACAACAGCGTGCCGCTACCGCAGGTTATGCTGCGCTGGTCGGACGACGGCGGGCATACGTGGAGCCATGAGCGATGGGAGTCGCTCGGGCCTATTGGCGCTACTCAAACGCGCGTCATCTGGCGTCGCTTGGGCGCAACGCTGAAGTCCCGTGACCGGGTGTACGAGCTCACAGCCGCTGATCCTATGGTAACGGCTATTATGGGCGCTGAACTGCGGCTCTCGCCGACGGCAGCCTAATGAGCAATACGACTAATATCCCGGCGCCTCGCGTTCCGTTCATTGACGAGCGGACGGGCCTTATTTCGCGTGAGTGGTTCCGCTTTCTCAACAACCAATTCACGCTGACAGGCTCAGGCACGACCGCCGTTTCGCTTGCCGATCTGGAACTGACAACGACGGACGGCGTAGTTGACGCCGAGTTGGCTCGATTTCAGTCTGAAATTAAGGCGTTGCAGTTGGCACCCAAAGCGCCCGAACCAAACCCAATTAATTACGGGTCGTTTTACTCAACCCAGACTCAAGCGGCAGCGGTCATCAATACGGCTAAAGCGATCACGTACAACAACGCGGATCAAGCGTACGGCATTTACAAAGATCCGGCGGACGCGTCCAAGATTAAAGTAACTCGACCGGCGGTCTACAACATTCAATTTTCCATCCAAGTTGACAAGACTTCTGGTGGTACGGGCCAGTTCTATATTTGGCCGGCTATTAACGGTACGGCGGTCGCTAACTCCGCTAGCTTGGTTCAAATCCAAGGCAACAACGCCGAAATCTTCTCTGCTGCAAACTTTTTCTTGCCGCTGTCAAATGGCGACTACTTTCAACTATACTTTTCCGTTAGTGATTTAAGTGTCCAGTTGCAGAGCTTTGCGGCGGCAGCGCCCGTACCGGCTATTCCGTCCATCATATTGACCGTTATGCAGGTGTATATATGAGCGTGTTTCTTTCTTCCTTTGCCGGCGTCGGGGCGCAGTTCTTCGACAACAACGGCAACATTCTCTCGGGCGGTAAGCTCTGGACGTACACGGCTGGCACGACCACGCCGCAGGCGACCTACACGGATTCGTCTGGCGCAACGCCAAACACGAATCCGATTGTGCTTAACGCCGCAGGGCGGACAGCGCAGGCCATCTGGCTGACCGAAGGCGTGTCGTACAAGTTTGTGCTGATGACCTCGGCGAACGTCGTGATCGGTACATACGACGACGTGGCGGGCGTCAACGACTTCAGCATCGAAGGCATCAACTGGACCGATATCATCGGCACGCCGACGACCCTTTCGGGCTACGGCATCACGGACGCGCTGTCCACGTCTGCCGCTGCGGCGACTTATGCACCGATTGCAAGCCCGACGTTTACCGGCACCGCGCTGATCCCCGACAACGCGCCGTCAAACACGAACTACCCGGTCGGGTATCGAGATGCCCCGCAGAACAGCAAAACGACCAACTACACGTTAATTGCCTCGGACGCCGGTAAGTCCGTTGTGATGAATGGCAGCAGCGTGACACTGACGATTCCGGCTAACGCGAGCGTGCCGTTTACGGTGGGTACGGTTATTATTGTCATCAACCTCAACGCGTCAGCGCTTTCGATTGCGATTACTTCCGACACGTTGACGTTGGTTAACAGCACAACGACCGGCACGCGGACGCTAGCCCAGAACGGCGTGGCGACCTGCATTAAGGTCGGCGCGACCTCTTGGTTCATCAGCGGAGCGGGCTTGACCTAATGGGCGGCGCGACCCTAGCAGCCTTCATCAACGGCACCGCCGGCGGTGCTGGTGCGGGCGTCTATGACGCTACGTCTCCCGGCATGGGGTCAGTGACAATCCCGGCGTCCGCAACGGGCGTAACGATTGAGTGCTGGGGCGCTGGCGGTGGTGGTGGCTACGGTTACTTTGGTTTTATTGCGCCAGGTGAGCCGGAAGTGTTTGCAGGCGCAGGCGGCGGTAGCGGTGGCTACAGCAAGACCATACTCGTATTGTCCGGTGGTGACGCCAACAAAACGATCAACTTTACCGTGGGTTCCGGTGGCGCGGGCGCAACCAGTTCCACGCTAGATGGCAGCTACGGCACGTTCTCCAACGTTTATAGCGGCACGTATACAATTACGACAATGACCGCCAATCCTGGCGGTGGCGGTACGTACGGCAGCTACCCCATTCAAGGGCCGGGCGGCACGGCAACCGGCGGCAATACGACCAACACGACCGGCAACGGTGGTGCGGCGTACGAGCAAGCGGGTGCCGCGGGCGTTGCGGGAGTAGGGTCGCTGACGGCGGGTGCTGGCGGCGATGGCGGCTTCTTTTTTGACGGCAATCCCGGCCAGAATGGCCGCGTGCGCATGGTCTTTACATTCTAAGGTGACGCATGGCAGTTAACATCAAGGTCTTAATTCCGGCAAAAATTGCCGAGTCTAGCCAGACGACGCAGTACAGCGCCTCTGGCGTGTCGGCCATCATCGACAAGTTTACGGCGACTAACTACGACACGTCGGCTCGGACCATTTCGGTCAACCTTGTGACGCAGTTTGATAACGCCGGCAACCAGAACCTAATCATTAAAAGCAAGACCCTGCTGCCCTCGGAGACGTACACGTTCCCCGAAATCGTCGGCCATGTGCTTGCTCCTGGCGGGTCGATTTCAACGATTGCGTCAGCGGCCACGGCCATCAACATCCGCGCCTCGGGCCGAGAGATTTCGTGATTGTTCGCAACGCCATCGCTGAGGACTTGCCGCGCTACCTGCCGTTGGGGCAGGCGTTTCACGCGGCGTCCCCGGTGCATGGCGTTATTCCGTTCGACGATGAGGGCTATGCCGACTTTTTCTTACAGGCCGTGCAGAACCCTAACATCGGTGTGTGGCTGGCCGAAGACGACGGTGAAATTATTGGAATCGCCGGCGCATTGTTTTACCCTATGTACTTCAGCCCCTCCAGTATGGTAGTGCAGGAGTTGTGGTGGTGGCTGACCCCGGAAGCGCGGGGTAAAGGGGCAGGCCAAGCCATGTACGATATGATCGAATCGTGGGCAATCGCAAAAAATGCAACAGCTATTTTTATGATTGCCCTTGAAGATGAGCGCGCAGGCAAGATGGCTAATCTATATGCGCGAAAAGGGTTTCGTCCTATGGAACGCACGTTTATGAGAGAGGTGGCGTAATGGCCATTGGAACCGCAGCAGCAATTATCGGTAGCGCCGCAATCGGCGCCGCCGCCTCGTCACGCGGGGCTAGTAAGGCCGCTAAAGCGCAAACGCAAGCCGCAGACCAAGCGGCCCAAGTTCAGCGTGAGATGTTTGAACGGCAGACTGAGTTAGCCGAACCGTTCCGCCAAGCGGGCATTACGTCGCAGAACGAACTGATGCGACTGCTTGGTATCGGCGGCGACGCCACGGCAGCCGACTACGGCATCTC